ATGTATGAAGGTAGTGGAATGGCTGAAGCTGCAGAAGAATTACAATATTATGTTTTAAACGCTTCAATGGCAGACATGTCTAGACAAATTCTAGATAATCCTATTTCTTTTCACTATTCTCAATTAACTGGAGATTTAAAAATAATGGGTGATACACCTAAGGGCGATGTTATATTAGAAGTGTATGAGACTATACCAGATTGTGCCCTTTACAGCGATGAAATATTCTTTAGATATGTTAGTGCTAAGATAAAACAATCACTAGGATCTAAGTTAGCTATCTTTAAATTTGCGTTACCTGGTAATGTAGATTTTGATTACGATGCTATAAAATCAATGGGAGATGATGAGCTTTCTGAAATAATAGAAGAAATCAACGGTGATGAAGGTGTTGATTGGATGATGCACTCTTAAAAAATTTAGATAAATAAAAAGATGGATTTTTATATTAAGTACATAGGCGACCCAAACTACGAGGCAACTCAAGTTCAAACTAACGGTGAAATAGAAGAATTGATTCAACAAATCGAAACTATTTTATTTACCGATAAGCGAGAAGTATTGGGAGAACCTAATTTCGGGTGTAGTCTAGAAGATTTAATATATTCGTTTAATGTTAATGAATTTGAATTACAAACAAGAATAAATGAACAAATAAACCAGTATTGTCCATTGGCAATTAAATATCACGTATCTACTGAAATAAGTTTCTTAAAAGGAACGGTGAGAGATATTGCGTATATAGACATTACAATAGATAGTAAGTGGCTTGTTCAACTTAATATAAGATAAGAAAATAAAGTAAACCGTAATAATGGCAGAATTAAAATTTTTAAAAACACTTAGAGTAAATGCAGCCCAAATAAGGGAAGATGCTAGAACATATATTACTAGAGTGTATGGTCGATCTAAGACTTTATTTACAGAAGCTTCCCCGTTTGCACAGATAATAAAAGTGTTGACTGAGATTACTGAACTTATTATGTTTTACATAGAAGATGCAACAGTTGAACAAAACATATATACTGCACAACAACCAGAATCTATCTATGGTTTAGCAAGATTAACGGGACATGATGCAACTAGAGGATTTGCAGCAGTAGGCGAACTTGAATTTAGATGGAAACCAGGTGCAGATCTTAGTAAAATTGCAGGAACGGGCGTTAACATAGACCCTCGTGCTGAATTTAAAATAGATTTAAACGGTCTTAAATATAGTTGTTTAAATTCTAACGATAGATTTAGATTAGAAAAGTCCAATAAGTTTCCTATTAAAACAGCGTTCATTCAGGGTAAATTTGAAAAACAAACCGTGACTGGAACTGGAGAGAATTTACAATCTTTTAATGTTAAAACTGGTGGAATAACAGATCATTCTAATGTTAGTGTTTCTGTTAACGGTGAAAAATGGACTAAACATGAATCATTGTATGATTTATTATCAGACGAAAAGGGATATTTACTTAAAACTGGAATAGGTGGCGGAATAGACGTTTATTTTGGTAATTCTTCATTTGGAGCAGTACCTGCGCTAGGCACAACGGTCGAAGTAGAATATGTCAAACATGAAGGATTAACTGGAAATATAGATGATTCTCCAGATCTTACTATTAAGTGGGATGCCTCTGGTGTAGATTCTAATGGAACAGAACATGATCTAAATGAGTTTTTAGATGTAACTGTTACGTCTGCCCCTAAAATGGGATCAGATGCTGAAAGTACAGAGTTTACTAAAGTAATGACACCTCTTGCCAGTAAATCATTTGTATTAGCTACTCCAGATAATTATGAATATTTTTTATCTAGATACAATATGTTTTCTTACATAGATGCGTATAACACAACTGATGATCAATATTTAGATGACGATAATGTTATTTATATTTTTGCTGTACCTGATGTGAAAAAGAAATTAGCTAAAAATAAAGATTATTTTTCAATGGCTGAAGAAGAAATGTTTTTAGATCAAACTGAATATGATGCTATTCAAAAGGTGTTACAGGATAGCGGTCAACAAATGGTAACTACTGAAATTGTATTTGTCAAGCCTCAGATTAGAAAATATAGTATGGATATTAATATTAGATATTTTGAAGGTTTTACTAGACAAGAGATATACGCAAACGTTAGAGAAAAAGTTAGTAACTATTTATTAAACGTAACACGTAGAGATAAATTACCCAAATCTGATATCGTGTATATTTTGGAAGAAATAGAAGGAATTGATGCAGTGAACATTAGATTTATATCTGAAACAGAGGAAACAGCCAGAAGATTAGGTTATTATGAATCTGTAAATGTTTCTGTCGTTCCACAAGAACCTGTTACATTAGAGAATGTACAAAATGGAAAACAAAAATATGTATTCTTTAAAAGAGTAGAAGATGTTAAAATAATAGACGTTGATGAAACTACTGAAATACCTGAAGATATCGTAGGATTAGACAGGTGGGGAGATATTATTATGGATAAAGAAGAAGTTGCAGTTTTTAGAGGAGGTTGGCAAGATAGAGATGGCGATGAAATAGTTGATGACGTGTTAATTAATGCGGAAGCAGCAATAAGCATAAACTTTGATGGCGCACCTGTACCTAGAACACTATATACAAGAGTTCAGGCAGGAAATAGAAGAGCAGTTAAAAAATAATGAATATATTTAAGGACATACTTCTCTATAAAAGAGAAAAACTGTATAACAAAACTAAGACTAGAAAAACTAGCCTTAAGAACCAGGGATATGACTATAAAAATATTAGTTTTATGGCCAAATCAACATCTAGACATATTCAAAGAAATGAAATAATGGCTAACTTTATGATGTTTATTGATGACACAATTAAAACATTACTGGGAAGCGCTAGACATTTAAGAAAATTCAAGAACTTTACAGTTAAAAAAGACGATAATAGCACTAGATAATGTATAATAATTTAAGATTTTTTAAAGGGTTAGACTATGATTTGAATTTAGAACAAGATTCAAATGGCGTATGGAACGGTGTTGTGTTTTTGCCGGAAGTTTCTGTTGGATTATATGAAACTATTAATATGTTTATTGTTGAAGAATGTATTTTTAACGGAGATCCATTAATAAATGCGCCAGTAGGTAGAAACCAGTGGGCATACGAATTCGGATTTGAATGGCACGATCCAGATAAATCTCACTCGGAAGATATAATAATGTTTGGTGTTGAGAATAATGGAAATCAACCAGTTATTAAAGAATATAAAACACAATCACATGCACTTCTAGACAGTACTGTTGTTTTAGATTCTGTTAATAGCGATGGTATAAAAGTTATTAATTCTAAAAACAATGTTGCTATTCAGTTAAATGTTGCTCTTAATTCAAAAGACGACGGCCATCATAGAAGAACGTTAATGATGTATGAACTTGGACCAGATGGTGGCAAGGGATTAGTAGCAAAAATTGTTTTTTATGGAGAAACAGTAGGTGAAGACGAAAGACTTAAAATATTATTAAGAAACTTTGGAGCTGCATTAGAAGATAGTGATTTTATGTTATTTAAATCACATGATATTAGTGAAATGTCGCCTGATTTTAAATTATTAAACGCTAAGAGAAAGGAATTACTTTTAGAATTACACAATATAAAACCATTTATAGGCACATACAAAGCAGTACTGAATGCAATAGATTTTTATGGTTATAGTAAATTGACTCTTAAAGAATATTGGTTAAACATAGATAATAAGAATAAGAATTTCGGTAAACTATTTGCAGTTCCTGTTGCTAACGCTTCGAAAAGAGGGGAATCTATTAGAAAAAGACTTAAGTTTAAGTTACCTTCTAATACTATGAAGAAAACCAGTAAGTTTAGTTTGGTTTATACATTAAATGAACCGAATGGTACATTTGATCAATGGGATATTCCAAACGTAACTGAAACATTTGATTATACTCCAGAAGAAATTTTAATTAAACTATATGGATTAAAAAATAAACTTCAAAGAGAATACATGCCGTTAAAGGCTAAAATAATCGACATTACTGCCGAGGGTGATTATTTTACGCAAAGAAACTTAAATGTTTGGAATAATCAAAATCCAATTAGTTATTTTAGCGAAGGACATGATGTGAGGTTTAAAGTTTTACCTGAAAATAGGAATTTATTTATTGAAGATACTTCATTAGTTTTAAAAACACTATTAGATCAAAACGATTCAACTAGTAACTATGATACTTTTTTAAATATGAAATTTGGAAAAGAAGGAGATTTAACATTAGATCAAAGAGTAGAATTAAAAAATATTTACAATCAATTTTATAGCACGTATTACAATAGAGAATTACATTCATATAATCCAGGTGTTCCAATAGGGTGCCCAGTAACATTAGACGGAAGAGATAGTTTTGATACTTTATGGGAAGATATTGAATTTACATGGGAAGACACTGCAGGATTTGGACAAGGTTTAGATCCAATACCAAATGGGTTGGAACAAATACATTCTGGAATTTCTTGGGAAAATTGGTGGAAAACATGGGTATATGAAATAGAATGGATCGTTACTTCTAAAGAAAGGGAATATGCTCAAACATTTAGAGGTCCAATTGATGATTATATTTCATTTCCATTGACGCTGCCGTATGCAGATTCATATGATGTTGAAATGAGAACATATGATTTATTCGGCCACAGATCTCACTATAAAATGAAAGACGTCATTGATGTTAAATTAAAAGAATTAGAAATTTACGGTGTTTACAAATGGCTTGAGAAAAACGACTGGAATCAAAAAAACAATACGTGGAATAAATCAGGTGGTTACTGGGACGTACCGCAGGATAATCAAACTAAAATAGAAGACAATATGTCTACTTATTATTTGACACTGGACAGAGCTAACTATGTGCACTTTGAAGAAGATCAAGGTGTTAGATTTTCAACAGTAAGAAGATACGTCGACATTTATTCTGAAACTGGATTTTCTGAAACAACAGGACCATATCAATGGGGTGAATGTTCTTTTAGATGGAAAGATACTGAACATAATTGGTGGGATGCAATGAGAGTTGGGCCGGATTTAACTTCTAGTTTTAAAATAAATAATATAGAACAAGGTCACACTCTTGTGATAACTCATAAAAATCCCAAAACACAGGCGATAGAAACGGGAGTACATGAGATTATTAGTCCTACTCCAACAAATGTTTTAGATTTAAATGGATGGAATACAATAGCTGAAGAATTAAACACAAGTACTGATCCTATAATAAGTAAATTTAATTACAACCCAGTTTTTGAAGATATAGATAATGTGCCAGTTTCTGGAGATGTATTTAGATTCATGTTGGTAGTTGGAAAGGAATATTCAAAAACATATGATTTTGAAAGTGCTACAAACACAGATAATTCTATATCTGGTGAAGTACACTGCCAACACTACAATCCAACTTGGGATGATACTAGAGTATTTAAGGACTATGCTGAAGTAGAAAGATCAACACATGTTACGATTTCTACTGACATTTCTAAATTTCCTGGATCTCAAAACCCTGTGTGGAAAATAAAAAATATAAGTAATCCAGAAATAACGGATATATACTATAATAATATGTGGCTTACGTACATATTCCAGCAACCAGGATATTATTCTATAGAGCTGGAAACGGAAGATACATATGGTAATAAAAACGTTGCAAAACGTAATATGTTAAAAGTAAAATAAATAAATAAAAAATGGCAAACATTATTGAAATTTTAGGAACTGATTCAGTTTCAGCATCTAGACCAACTATTAATACCAACTTTGAGTTGCTAAATGACGAACTAGCTTCAGTTATGGCTCTGTTAAATCCAACTACGTTGGCTTTATCTGGAGTTTCTAGCGTTACTACAACATCGTTAACGGTTTCTAGTGGAACAACAAATCTGTTTAAGGTAGAATCAACAGGAGGAATACAAGCATTAACTAATGCTTCATTTTCTAACAGCATCGCATTAGGTGGTACGTTAGTTAAAAGTGGAGTTGCAGGTTCAATGGCTATCCCAACTACGATTACATCACCATCGGCAGTAACTGCAATTACATATTTTATAGAAAGTTCATTCAACCTGCCGACAGCAACTGACGGCCAAGAATTAACGCTAATCAGTACAAGCGCTAGTATTTTAGACATAGTGCCTCAAGCTGGTGCATCAATCGGTGCAACTTCTATCAAATTAGACGCAGCAAACTCTACTATAACCTTAAGATGTTTTAACGACGTGTGGTACATTATTGGATCACATGCGTGTACTATAGCTTAAACAAATAAAAATTAACAAATGGCAACACCTCTAGTTAGAATACCGCAGCCACAAGGTGGCACTATGTATGCATTCGCGTCATCAGCGAAAGACATGACTAGGGCATTTAACAGTTCTGATTTAAACTTCGAGTTTAGTAAATTTGCATTATTAGATTTACCTGACTTTACGCAATCTGTTACAGGCTCTAACACAATTGATTTTGAACTTAATTTAAAACAAGCTTCGGGTCAAGATTATGTCGCTGGTATGCCTAACGTAGATTTTGCGCAAACCTTTCAGAATTATGCTCTAAATATGGAAGAGCTTTTATTGAATGATGATGATTATGATCCTATTATCTTACAAACGGATTCAGAAAAGATTTTCTTTAAATGGCTATCTGCTCTAGGCTCTATAGATTTTAGACCAACTGATTCAAATGAGAGTGTGTTGGGTAATTATGCTGAGAACAATAACGGCGTGTTCAGTGGAACAAATTATGACAGAGTCGTAAAATATCTTGGTAGCATTGATGCAGAGAATGATGTCAATTATCAAGGAAACACGTATCATGAAGTATACATTAATGTTCCTACTTCTGTCGGTTATACGCCAACCGTTTTATTTAGACCAACCGAATACAATAGTTCAGCTACTAAATTATATGCAGAAGATTATATTGAAGGAAGAACTGGACAAAATCACCCAGATCCGAATATTAATTTAAGTACCATTGTAGATGCATACACAGCAGATAGCGGTGCATATTATGATGTACAGACAAACGCAACAAACAGTGTTCAAATTGATTGGGATCCATCTTCATACGAAGAAATCAACAATGATAGTAAAACTAAAAGCTTATTAGATTTTGCCAAAAAAGGCCAAAAATTTAATTTTAATGCGGTTTTAGTTTATTATGATCTTTATAGTAAATCAGTTCCTGCCAACAGAGCTACAAACTTATATGGTATTTTAATACTGGATGATATTGCAGATTCTCCAGGACCTGGTTCAAAAATACATGAACAAATTAAATTTAAACCAAACGAGGTTACAGGTTTAAATGGAAATGCATTTTCTTTAAAACTAAACATGAAGTTTAATTCTTCATTAGATAATGTTGGTGTAGAAACTAGTGTAAATGATTTTACAACATTCTCTATGGATTTATTCATGGACACAACAACTGCATTAGAGAATGCGGCTGAGGTAATGATACAGGCTAATAAAAGATATAGTAAAATAGTAGAGCGATTAAATGGAATTGAAAACATAGTGTTTTCTTCTAGAGATGCTGCTACTCTTTCTTCTAAATTAGATTTGCTGGAATCTCAATTCGAGGCTGCTTCTATTCAATTAGCAGATTCAGGTGCACTTTTAGCACTGATAACTAAAGCGCACACTAAGATTAATCAACTAATAGACGGAACTATTCCAGTAGAGTTACAATACAACACTGATGTTATATTTAATGGAAAGGGAACGGTCATAGATAAATCTATTCCTAATAAAATAAAAATAAACAACACAGTTGAAGGTTATTCTATTAATGAGATATACCTGTGGAACATTGCTGGTGAAGCAATAGCCGCGAAACTTTCTTCTACTTTGCAATTTGACGTTGCACTTGATGGGGAAGGTGCTGACAAATATGCAATATGGTCTAGTTTATTGTCATACTCTAATAGATTGAGTTTAAAAAACGTTTTAGACGGAAGCCCTAATAGTGATCTGAATATATACATAGATGATAAAGTAAACTCATGGGAAGCTGGTCAAGTTTTAAAAATTGCATTTGATGTAATAGACATGTCTGGTAACAATATTAAAATTTGGACTGGATCAACTTCTGGATTTACACAAAGCATCGCAGATATTGATATAACACAATTAATCACAAATAAACCGTATATTGAGGTTGTCTGTATAGACCCTGTCTCATATACGTTTGAATATGACATTTTAAGATAAGATGAATACAAACAACTCGATTTCAAACACGCTAACTAGACTTCTAGAAATTAATACAAATGCTCTTAGGACATTTGAAAGAATTAACGAAGCCGTAACAACTACTGAGAAAAATATTCCTTTAGAAATTTTAACAGAGGATGGTACTAAAACCGTTACTGTTCCTTCGTTTGGCTATATGAACGCAGAGTTGGCAAGATTAGGTAATAACCTTAAGGCAATGTCAGGTTTAGGACAAGGCAGCACTAAGATTAAATTACCTGATGGATCATATCAGAAAATAGTTACTACTAGTTTAAAAGCACCCGCAAGTGATATAACTAGTGTAATACGCCCAACTGTTTTTACAACTAAATCTAATTATTTCTTTGAAGACTTTTTAAATCCTTTGTTAAAAACATCAATAGAAGTAGGCGGCCAAATACCAAATGATACAGAAAGAATTTTAGTTAAAAGAATTATATTCGATTCTACTAATGAACTTACAGTTGATTATTTTAATAACAACTTTAAAAACAAAGAAAATCTTAGTTATTTCCAAGCGGTTAGAGATATTGCTAATAATAACTTAACATATGTATTAGACGAGGAAGTCAGAGACATGCCATATAGAAGTCCACAGTATGTTGGTAAATTTGATGTATTAAAAATTGCTACTGCAAAAAGAGACGTGTTAAAAGATGGAGCGACTATCAAAAAATCTATCAAAAGATATGCACTAGATAAACTAACGTACAGTGATTCTAAAAAAGATTTAAATGATACAGAGCTAATAAAAACAGGAGACGAACTTACTGTTACTAATGGATCAAAAAACACCAGATATAAAATATTAAAGGTAGACGGATCTGCGCTTGAAGTAGAACTTGAATTAATAGAGGGATATGAAACTATTAGTATCGGTGTAAATCAATTTTCAATTTACAAACCTGCAGATAAAAATTTAAGCATTGATGTTAATGTCGGGTTTAATGAAAGAATATTAGTATTCTTTAAAGCCATTGATCCTGATTCTAAAATACTTGCAGAGAATTGGTCACCTGGTTATGGTTTATATACTAATGAATTAACTATTATTCAAGAAGATGGCAGCTCTATTAGATTGGATGATTATTACAAAGAAGAAGTGGCTGATTTTGGTCAATTTGTAAAAGCATTAAAAGATGATGCTATCCCACCTGCAACAGTTGGTGTAACACCAGATGCTCCATCTTTAGCTTCTTCCAATTTTAAGGTTGTTCAAATCAACAGACACTTAAGTGCAAACAACACAAAGGCTAAGATAAAGAAATTATCAAGTGATAAAACTGCGGTTGAAGAAACTATTAAGAAATTAGATGAAACTATTTCTAAAAAGAGAACAGAGACTTCAACTAAAAAATACGAATCAAGTGTAAGAAGAGATAAAGATAAAAATGAATTAGGATCTTTGATAGAAGAAAGAACTAACGAAACTAATTTATATAACAGTGTTGTAAATCAAATCCAATCTTTAGCTTCAACATCATCTGCTGTAAAGGTTAAGCCTAAGTATAGAGTGCGTGGTTTTTGGAATGTTCCAACTGCTAAAAAGGTAGCCGATACTGCAGATCAAAAAATAGTTAAATTTATTGTTCAATATAGATATCTTTCTACTAGTGGCGAAGCGGCAGATGTTGCTCAGTTACCATTCACAGAAGGTGCTAGAGAAAAAACAGCGGTGTTTTCTAATTGGAATGAAAAAACAACTAAAGTAAGAGATAGAAAAAGAGATTCTATAAGCGGTAAATTCAAATGGCAAGAAAGTAAAGTAGAAGATGGACAAGCTATTAACTTTAATCAATTAGACATTCCTATTAGAGAAGGTGAATTAGTTGAAATTAGAGTTAAATCTATTTCAGAAGCTGGATATCCTTCTAATGCAATAGAATCTGATTGGTCAAACCCAATCACAATAGATTTTCCAGAAGCAGAAATAGACACTACTGATTTAGAAAATATTGTACAACAAAATACTGCAGAATTAGCTAAAGTAAAAATAGCGGAAGAATTGGCATCAAAAGGAGTTTATTCTCACATTGACGATGCGTTTAGTGCTAATGAGAAATATTGGGCGCACACTGCTACAGGGTTAGCGTCAGGGTTCTTATCACCTGAACAAAAACCTATTTCAATATATGACAAACTTGCAGAATTAGAGGCACAGATAGCTGCTCTTAAAGGCACAGTGGAAGTTGAAGTTGGTGAACTTATTGTTAAACTTCAAGATGAAGATGGTACTGTTACAATAATCAAAAAAGACACTACTAATCAAATATTCGCAGGTTATTATGTGGACGAAGTCGCAGAGCTTTCAGTTAAAAAAGGACACATTGTAACTAAAACATACAAGTTAATTTTAGAAAATACAAAAGCTACTAAACTTGAGCTAATATCTAGATTGACTGGAAACAGAAATGAACCAGCATACAGATCATCAGCTTCTGGTGATGCAGTACCTACTAATTTCTTTGGTATACTAACAAACGATCAAGGTATCGGTACTACTGATAGCAAAATAAGTTCGGATTCATATTACACTTCTGAAGGGCGATATGACATAGCACCTATTCAATATCAAAACCTTTCTGGCAATCAAATTTCAAGTTTATCTAATTTAGATGAAGCACCATATCAGTGTGTTCAGCGAAGAGGTCAATTTGTTTATTCTAGATATATGGATATTGCAAATAGATACCCGCTATATTGTACAGAACCATTATCAGGAAACAATTCACTAGGATTAGAATCATATGAACATGTTTTAGATTACGCAGGGTTTGGTGATTCTTCTTTTAATGGATCTTTATTACAAGTAGATGGAGATGCAACTTCAAATAACTTTATATGGTCAGGAACATTTGGAAGACACGAAGCTTCTGGTTCACCTGCAAATCTTAATACTGATATTAGTACTGCTAAAATAGACGTTTCTAGTATAGGTAGAGTTGGTGCTATTGCTTACAATAACGGTATTTATTTACACAAAGATCACCCGGATTTAGAAAACATATACAGCGATGCTGCTGAAAATGCAACAAATCCTGCAAGTGTTTCAGAGATTGAACAAAAAGCAACATTACAAGCGGTAGTTAACAACGCAATATACTCTATGCCTATTTCCGCAACATACGCAACTGGAACTTCGTTCTGGTTCGGTAACACATGGGGAGGAAATCCAATAGGTAATAGTTTCTTTACAACCGCTACTAATTCTATTCAAGCTAAAAAACAATTAGGATATAGAAATTTTAATCAAAACAATGTTAATCTTGCTACAGACAACCAAAGATCTTTTAAAATGTCATTTGATGCAAATGATCAATTTTTACTGGGAGGTAAATCTGTAGGTTCTTTCTTATATCTTTCTCCAATTAACTTAAATACTCTTTCAGTTGATGGTGATACCAAACAAAGTAAAAAAAGAATAAAAGGAAAGGTTGCATCACAAGACAATTCTAATGGATTATCAATAGATGTTGTATTCCAATACAGAATGACTGATTATTATGGTAATAATGCATCTTCTGATAGAGGTAGAATCGGGGGACAAGCTAAATTAACTTTCCCTAACCTAACATATACTAAGAAAATCGGATTAGATATTTTTGATAAGTACGATGAACAATTCTCGTTTGACTTAGAAGTTTTTGCTAAGTACAGATCTAAAGGTAAAAGTTTAAACTCTATTAGAGCGGCTAGATTAATCAGACAATAGATCTTAGATATATAACTAGAGAATTTCTCTGTATAATAAGATCTATTGATTAAATGGCAAACAATATTTACATAATAACTCCAGGTGCAAGTAGTGCAACTGATGCGTTAAAAAACGAACCGATAGCAGCTGGATCCCTAGGGGGCAATCCAAATTTAAAGAAGCTTTTCTACGATGAAGCAACCTTTGCAAATGGTATTGTTCTCTATGAAACAGACGGTGCCCCACTTACTAATCCTTATGACGGTCAAGGATCATTCTACCCCCAAAACCTTTTACAACAATCTTTTAAAATTGATGCAAATGGTGTGGTATCAGACATATATGTCAATATTGCTCCCACAATAACACTTGCACAAAATACGGTAACAGTTGAGGCTACTACAAGTCCAGTTTTTAATAATCCATATGCAGGAAATTATACAGATGATGCATGGGGAACAAATCCTATTATTGCAGGTCAAGCAGCAAACGGAACTCAAAATCCAGCAACCGATATAGATGTTTCTGGTGTTAATATGAATGTTCCTGGTACTTATCAGGTTGTATATAGCATTAATGATGGATATCATGCAGTAGATTTATCGATGCAAGTTGTAGTACAAGATACTACACCTCCGAGTATAACTGTGGTTCCTCCGTTAACTGTAAATCTTCTCGTAGGCGACTCATATACTGATCTTGGTATTACAGTATCGGATATTGTTAGTGATGCAGCAGATATTACAACTACTGTAAATCCTGCAACTATTAATACTAATGTACCTGGAACGCATGTTATTACGTATACCGCAACTGACGAGGCAAACCCTCCTAATACTGCAACAAATTCACAAAAAACCGTAGTAGTTGCAGGATCAACATATAGCGTAACTTTAAGTCCTGCAAGTAGCGTGAATGAAGGTAGTAGTTTTACCGCTTCATTTAGTGCAAACACAAATAGTGCTGGACCGTTTACATATGAAATATCTGGCACAGGTATCACAACAGATGACATTGATGTGCCACTGACCGGTACGGTTACTCTAAACTCCTCTCAACAATTTAGTTTGCCAATAGCTGTTGCTGCAGATTCTTCTGTTTTAGAAGGTGATGAGATATTGACAATAGATTTTTTAGACGATGGTACTGTAGAAGATAGTGCAAGTATTACTATAGTCGATACTAGTTTTCTTACGGCTCCAGTTGCCAACGATAATCAAACCGTAGCTGTGCCATATGAAACTGCGACGTCATTTAACTTTGATGTTACTAATGGAACAACATATACAGTAACAATAACTTCTGGGCCATCTTCCGGTACTATTACACTTGATCCGTCATCAAATGGATTATTGGCAACATATACTCCAAATAATGGAATATCTAATACATCAGACGTCGTAGAATATAGCGTAACAGCAAATGCACAAACTGACACTGGTCAAGTTACATTTAATATAGGTGCAGTACCTAATGATCCACCTATTATTCAAAATGGTTCTAGTTTTCAAAGCGGAACATGTAATCAATTAAACAATTATACGTTTGATGTAATTGCAACTGATCCTGATAATCAAGCAAATAGTTCGAGTCCTAGTACATTGGTTTACAGTTCGGACGTTAGTACAACCACAAATGGTGGAACTATATCCATTTCTAATAACGAATATACATATACTCCGGATTCAACATACAATGGTCAAGATACTTTTACTGTTATTGTTTCAGATGGAGAAGATACTGCAGAACAAGTTGTTACGATAGAAGTCTTAGAGTTAGCTTACATAGAAATAACTGGTACCCCGTTTGATGGCTCAACAAGTACAGTATGTGAAATAGAGAAGACTGAAACATATTATATGAGTTCTTTAGTGGTTGCAACTATAGATGACATTGCACCAGGACAAACAGTATATTCAGACATAGATTTAACATCTCCAGTAAGTACAAATACAGGTGCTCCTCTTATTTCTATAGAAATTGATGCAAACGATGCACCTAAAATATTAGGTATTTCTCCAGCTGGAGTAATTAATAGTGTTTTTCCATGTAGTGCACCTTTGGTGGCAACAAGCAGCGATTTAACATATGGTAGTGGAGATACTCAATATTGTAATAACTTAACTGAGAATATCACTGTATATTATATATGGAACGGTATTGGTCAAGATATAAACGTAGATGAAAACGGTAATGGTTTATCAGAACCAAACCCTTCTCTGGGTTTAAATGCTGATGCAACAATAGAACAGTTGACAACAGCGGCCTCACTGGATCCTACTTTTAAAATATTTTCATCTCAATCTGCACTAAATGATTATGCCGCAGGTTTAAATGATGAATTAACAGGCTTGATTCCCGCAGGTATTTATGCAAATGATGTAGAAAGCACTTATGCAAAAACAGGAGCAACTAACAATTGGCAATATAACACATCTAATGCCTCTTGGTTATTTGAGTGTCCAATTCCTATTGTTTATATTACAAGAAAGGTTGCTGGTAATACATTTGTCTCGGCTAATGGAAACGCAAGCGAATGGGAATACTGTACAGGATCAAAAACAGCGGTAGATATATGGTACAGAGCAAGTGAGGATGAGATAAATTTACCAGGAGGAGGACAACAACCCGAATGGAGTTTAGATGAAATAGCACAAAACGGCAGGGCAATTTATACTTCTGAAAACGGAGCGACGTATGAAGATGTAAATAGCATGTTTGAGAGCAATACTATTGGAAACGAAACATCATACCTAGTTTGGGAAAATGATGGAGATGGTTCTAATTACAGGTGGTTTGGTTTTAATCCAATATCTGGCAGTTACATGTTGGCCGAAGGCACGACTGCAACATATGGTCAATGTGCATTTGATGATACAACTATTATTACAAATAGCGAAGTGTTTATATCACCGGAAGCTGGAAACCTATTAGATAAAAATGTATACTACGCGTTTTTAGCATGTGAACCTTTATTAGACGATACTGAATGGTATTGGCCAGTATATGTGATAGATGGTCTTCATGAATGGAATAACGATACTACTTCTCACATAAAAGATTTTATAGAATCAATAATAGGCACTGGTGAGCCAACTGAATCTGATACAAGATGGTGTTTTAGCAGTTCTACTATTAATTGTTTACAATATAAACACACTATTGTTGCAGAAAATTCAACAGATGCAGTAAACAAATTAAAATCAAATAGTAATTTACCGTATGACACGACTGGTAAATATAGAGTCGTTGAGATAGATTCAAGAGAACTGGGCATAACTAGTGAAAGTACTATTGAAATATATAATGCCGACGAGCAGTCTTTAGGTGGTACACCCCAGTCTAAGTGTGAGCTATGTACTAACAGTGTTTCGGATCCAAATAATCCAAGCATATCTACATATCAATTTCCTATTTTACCTGAATTTTTATCTAATAGCAACGGGCCTAATTTTGATATAGAAACTAACTATAAATTAGATAATATTTCTAAACCACTATTAAGAACGAATCCCAAATTAACAACTAATATAAAACTAGTAGTTAATTCAGAAGATGCGTTATACTTAGAAAGCATAGATGCTGATAGAACACTAAGTGATGTTAGATATAAGAAATTCCCAATCTCACCAGATGGAGAATATGCATATGATATTTCTAAATTCTTTAAAAAGAATACAACCACTAACGAAGTTGCATATGCCACTAAAAGAAAAAACTCTGATATATCTGTTCTAGATTCATATGATAAACAAATAGAGGAGGATTATCACTATGGAACAACATATAATTATTCTAAAATACATTCTGAAAATTTAAGAATATTTGCACCAATTTGGTTAGATGAAAACATGCCTAAAAAGTTTGTTATATTTAGAACAAAAAATCCTAACGGGTCTACAAGCTTTAAAAATGGCGGTGATGATAAAATTAAAATGATTAACGAGATTGTTAAGAATTCACAAATAGTAAAAACATTTGATTTATCAGAAAACTCTAACATAGGTAAATATTTAAGAAATCATGTTCAACAAGAAACATTTCCAAAGGCACCGTTAACTTTTTCTTTTGAAAAAGAAGAACAATCTTTTTTTAATGGAATAGATTTAAAGAAAGGTGGATTCACTAGCAAGGGTGAGTATTTATATAAAGATTTTATATTACAAGATAAGCCACTAATAGAGTCTAACGATTTAATAACAGATGGTTTTAAAAGAAACAATATAGTATGCGCAAATTTAATTAATTTAGAATTTTTATTTGACGATGATGCTGTTGACTATTCTATAAACAGATATTTTGGATTGTATGTAGATGATATTGATTCTGGAACTGGAGAAATAATTACAGCAAATCAAAATATTGTTAAATTTACAAATTTACAATCAAACATTGATGTTAACATTGCACATTCTGCAATTCCACCAAATAAATTAATGACATCAACACCAACATTAGGTTATATTAATATCGGTGAGTCATTCTATAAAATATCTAATCAGGGTTATTATGATGCAGTTAATAAAGAGGTATTGATATCTACTGATAAAACAGATATTTATGATAAAATAGGAATTAAAAATACTGATAAAACAATAGACATTACTGGTAATGATAATCCAGGCTACGATTTTATTAAATTACAGATTGTCGAATCCCCAGAAACTAATGATTCATTTGCGATTGTTGATTCAAGAGAAGAAGCGTATTCTTTTAGTTTTATTAAAAGATCACAAGGTGAGGAATTAACAATACAATTAATAGACGGCGCTAAAGAATATACGCTAGCTTTTATAGTTGGGTCTACATGGGCACTGACTAAAACTGCGCTAGAAACGGCATTTGATTCAAGTTATATTAAAAACTTTTTAACATTAGAAGTAGAAGATAATAAAAATGTGTTCTATTTAACAGAGAAAAGGGCCAATTTAGGTGAATTAGGCATAACAGTTACTGGAGCAATTTCTAACATAGTTAGGGTTGATCAAATTCAGTCTACTGTACAACTAGCAAACAATACATTTAGAGCATCATATGATATACCGGCTGGTAAAATAGAAGGAAAAGAATTCTCAAATCAGGGAACGTTAAGTCAAGTAGCGGCGGCAATCGCAAATGTGGTTAACAACTATGAAGAAAACAAATTTAGTGCATGGAGCGTAGGCACTTCTGTTTATATAAAGAATGATATTCCAGGGTACATGTTGCTACAACAATCCCTTTTAATAAAGAGATCAAACGTTTCTGATTTCATATATACTGAAAATATTGATGTTGATGGTTTAAAACTAGAGTTAAGAAAAAGAGAAGTATGGACAGAACCAGATAACTTAGTAATATTAGACGCTTGGAAAGCACATTACTTAAGTGGTGGTAATTCAGCTAAAAAATCTATATTTGTTAGCAACGAGACTGTTAGTCAAATTAAAATAGGGGATTACATAGAAACCGGATATAAGGGTATATTTAATCAGGTATTGGATATTGTAGAAGACATCGAAACACAGTCTTCTGAATATTCTAAAATAATACTGAAAGATAAAAATACAATATCTAATGGCGATGCTAGTGTGTTTAACGAACAAACTGTAAGTATAGGTTTATTCTCGGCATATGATATACATGATATGGATTTTGATTTTTATGACACTTCTAATTCTGAATTAAAAGAACTTAATTTAGAAACACGAGAGAGAATGTTATATGAACCGTATGAAAATGCAATAAACTCAATCGATCCAATTACGGGTCAAGCAACAACAGAACTGGACGCAAGTACTATAGTAGACGATGACTTTGGATTACAACCTATCGATTATTTTGTTAATTTATCTCCTGTTTTAAAAGAAGAATCTTCTGAAGAAGAAGAACCTACTAGAATTTCTTCAGAGTTCGACAGACTACAAGAAAATTACATTAAAGAATATGCAATTAATTCTAGAATAGTGCCTAATATTAATAAGTGGGTGCTTAAAGATACTGTCACTGTCAGAGAGCAACCTTATTTTTTAAATGCTAATGAAGTTTTCGGAGTAACTAATTTTGCCCCAGATTTACAAGCAGAAGAAAGAAATAGGGACAATATGACACATGAGTGGTTCTATATGGATAAAATGCCAAAGTATATCAAGTATAATGAACTTAATGATACGTTTAGTTATATTAATTTTATAGAAGGTTTTGAATTAACACCAGATTTATTTAAATCAACCAACTTTGATTATTTTGATAGATTTATGATATCTGATGGATTTGAGAAAACATTAAATTCAGCTGACTTTATTGATTTAAGTCCTAACATAAGCACAAACGATTTAACTAGATTAACTGGTGAAATTAATACATTTTTTAAAACAGAGTTAAAAAAGAAATATTCTTTGATCAACGATGGTAGTGATATATCTTTTGCTAACACAATATTCAAGGGTGTTAATGTAGAGTTTAGAAAAAGAAAATCATTGGAGAATACATTGGATTTTGTAAAAGACACAGAATTCAACGGATATAAATTTAGTATTTTACTTAAACACAATACAGATGTTCAGCAAAATCAAATAGAATATGAGATAATTCAAAATAAAAAATACAAATTTGTTTTAGTTTATATTAATCTAAACATTAGTGATTTCTGGATAGATGATAATTTTAACAGAAAAATGCTATATGAAATTAAGCACAAGATAGTGTATGATTCTGATAAATCAGATTATGTATATGCTAACACTACATTTGGTGGTAGTTTTGATTTTAATTCTGCAGACTGGAGTTCACAACAAGGACCATATGTTATTAATGGAATTCAACATTCTAACGGCAGTCTACCTAATTATGAAACGCAAATAGCAGTAAATGACGAGGGTTTATATGGAGATATTTTAATAGATCTAGATCCTCTTGATCCTTCGAGTGCAAAATATAAAATGTCTATAGTTGAAATAGATAGCGAATCACAAATTAAGGTTGCTGGAAAACCAGTAAACGTAGATGATCCAACCGATGTTTTAGATGTTGAATATTTACCAAATAGCATACAGCTTAAAGCAACATATCAATATGTCGATGGTGGTACTAACATGCACAGTGTGTTATTAGAAAAACTATCGATAGGTAATTTTACAGAATTGTTAAATACCGATAGTGAAGAAATTAAATATGTTACAGTTGAAGAAGATGGTCAAGTTTTAGAAAATAAATTTGTATTAAGATTCTTTGGTGGTAAAGAGTTTGCTAAAAAAGCAACACTTACTATTGAAGAAGATGATGATAAACCTAAATCTTTTAAATTATCTAAAGGTAATATTGGGTTTAATTTAATAGAATCCAAAGATGCTGATTATTATCCATTCTTAGTAAGACACAGTGGTAAATACACCATAAATTTAAAACCAGTAGTTACATTTACTGACACGTATACACATTTTAAATCTAATAGATTACATACTACTATAGATTCTAGAGAATTAGAAATAGAAGAGTTTTTATATAAGCACAGTTTAACTGATGTTGAGGAATTAAATTTAGCTAAGTCTTATTATAGTAGATATAATAGATGTGGAACTTCTTTTAATTTAAACTTTATACAAGATGATAAGATACACGATAGTAATTGGGGTATTATTAAAAATCATTTTTATCACAAGGTGAATGAATTAAATCCGTTAGGTGTAACTAAACTTTCTGTTTCTACTGAAAAGTTACCTCTATATCCACTTATTGGTGAAATTGCAATAGACAAAAAAGACGTTAATGTGTTTAGATCATCTTGGGATTCTAATTATTTTATTAGATCTTTAAAAGGTGGTAGTTTTGAAAGATTACCTGGAACGATAGATACTTCAGAAGAAAGATCATATATGGCGTCTACTATTATGAAACCAAAAAATGAATATACACTTTTGTCGTATTCTACATACAGAGTAGAAACGCAACAGCATATGGATGAAATATTAAAAAATGATAATAGCAAAACAGAAACAGTTATATATGAAAATGACAAATATGTTATTATTGATTTTTATATTTATGATGTTTTAAAAAGAGTCATAAGTGAAGACGGTGTATTATCTTCAATTTCTAAATATGTATTACCTTCCAATTCAGCGGGTGACAAAACAACATTAGATGACGATGCGTTACTATATGTTGAAAATAACTTGCTTAAACAGTATATTATAGATTCTATATTCTTATATTCTAAAAAGAAGAAAGGTGAAAAATCAAATTTGATAAGTATAAATGAAGTAGATGAATTATCAACTGGAGGATATTCCAATGATAATAATTTTAGATATAAACAGCACAAGCAAAAGCCTATGAATTTTAGGTTGATATATAGTAAAAGAAGAGGATATTCTTACGATATCAAAACAATGTTAAAAATAAAGTCATAATATGGCAATCAATATTCAAGAAATACTACATCCGAGCGATTCTGACTCTATTAAGTTTGAAAAAATAAACTATAATTTTGATCAAATATTGGCTCATGGCGGTGGACCTCAAGGCCCCAGAGGATTTAAGGGTGCACAAGGTTTACCTGGTGAAACAGGTCAAAAAGGACAAAAAGGCGATTTAGGACCACAGGGTTTTAAGGGAGATGAAGGAACATCTGATAGCCCATGGTATGCAATAGATATTGATTTAGATAACGACAGTGCAACAACAACAGATACATATAAAATTCTAAAACCAAAAGTAACTGGATTTGGATATAATCCAATCATATGGTTAGGTGATGATTCATTTATAGAAGATTCACAAAATGGAGATATTTCTACTAATGCAAAATTAACTATAGCAAAAGGAGGAGTATTTGATAATTATTTAAAACTTGTTCATACTGGAATCAATACATCTAAGCTTGTAGTAACTTCTAGTGATGACGGAGTATATTCTGAGTTTGCAATTCAAAATGATTTTGGTAGTCCGGATGTTGCATTTAAATTAAATGTAGATAAAATATTTTTGGAAGCATCTACTTCCAGCTTAGATATAAGGGGTACTGCTATTAATCTTACTGCTCTTAATAATTCCAATATAACATTCGATGCATTGGGTTCTGGCATTTTTGACGTTGATATTGATACTGAATTTAAAGGTTATTTAAATTTACCAAAAGGTACAACTTCAAACAGACCAAGTAATCCTTCGACTGGGATGATTTATTTTAATACTGAATTAGACATTACTGAAGTATATTATGCTAACAGTGGTATAGGTGAATGGAGAGAATTATGTACTACATGTGGAGAAATTCAACCAGCAACAATAGGAATATCTGGAGATGATATCGAGGCTAATGCAGATGGTACTCCAGTATTTACGTCATTGTCACTTACCGGTGGAGATTACGATGCTAATGCAGATGGATCAGAAGTTGAAGATTCAGTTACAACAACATATCAATTCGATGCCGATTACACAACTGGTGGCACATTTGTATCACAGTTTGGAGCGGTTGTCGTTGGAGGCGGTGGTGTAGGAGCTGGAGGTGGAGGTTTCTCAACGCCAACTGTAACACCTACTGGTTATGTAACACTAACGCCAACTGGGACGGTTCAAGCAACTCCAAATGCTTCACTTAATCTACCTACAACTAATGTCGTTGGATCTCCATTACCAACTGATCCATGGTCTATTAAATCTATAAATGGAATAAATATCAGTAATTTGACAGTAACTTCAGGTATTGTTTCATTAAATATTGATAAACAACCTGGAAGTATACAAGATTTTGTAATTGTGTTAGAAACAGACGCATCCTATGTGTTTGATAATCCAGCATCTGTTTTAATTAACAGTGCATCTAGATTATCATTGGTTGCTAGTTCTGAAACAATTTCCGGAAATGAACTTACATTTACACTAAGAGATGATAGTACGCCAACTTCTGCTGGAACAGAATCTACACAAATTAATGTAGGTACACAAGCGGCAGTATCGACAACTTTAGAAGTAACAAATGGAAACACATGGAACTGGACGCAAGGTGAAAATCAAACTAGAACAGTTTATTGGAAAATTACAGGATCTGGTAATGTTGGGGGAATTACACCTGTTATTCAAAATGAAAATGCAAGTTGGTTAAATGTTCAGGGTATGGTGGCTTCTAATTCTAGTGGTATTGGTTACTGTGATGTAGTTATTACTGGAACACCTTCTGCTGGATCTAGCGAAATATTTGTAATAGCTCACCCTACAGAGTATGCAGCAACTGCCAACATGACAGTTGGAGTAATGTCTCTTCCGATTCCGTGTCAAGAGTGGATTATTACCGGTAGTAGCTGGAGCTCCAACTGGATAACTTATACTGACTGTGCAGGAAATAGCCAATCACAGCTAATGGGCTTTGGAAGCAGTAACACTATGGTTTGTGCACTGTCTGTAAGCAACGTTTCCGGAACGGGAGGATCGTATACAGCTAGCGGTAATTTGTGTCAAATATAAATAATGAAAAAATAAAAAGAAATTATGTCAACACCACCTACTGAATCAGGATATGCATATGAAAGAACAGTAAACATAACGCCAAACGCTGCGATAGCTTCTTTTGGTGTTAATAATTGGTCAGATAACGCAAACGCAATAGGTAATTGGATTACTGTATCACCTAGTCCAAGTAATCCTAATATTTGGAGTATTAGAGTATTACCTAATGAATCTGGACAAGCTCGTGATGCCATATTAACAGCAACACACCCTACCGATTCCAGCGTAATAGATACGATTAGTGTAAATCAACAAGCAACATAAAAATAAATAAAAGTTATGTCAGTACCTACAATTAATAATCAATTTACTAGAACACTAGTGGTTACTCCTACATCTGCACAAAATAACATAAGTCTTAGCAATTGGTCATCTACTAATAATGCTTTGAATAGTTGGTTAAATGTAACACAAGATCCTAATGATAATACTTTATGGGATTTTGTATTATCTGCTAATAATAGCCCTATAAGTAGACAAACAACAGTAACCGTAACACATCCTGATGATAGCAATATTACTCAATCATTTGATGTATCACAAAGCGGCACAGGATCTCCAGTTGCTACACCGTTACCGACAACAACAGGAGTCGTTTCAAGTTAATTAAAGATATGGAAACAATAAAAAAAATATTATCTAATAAAAATACATTAACATTCGTGGCATGCGCTGTGTTTGTTTTGTTTTTTCTTAAACAATGTAATCAAATAGAAACACTAAAACAAGATATCGAGTTTGCGCATAACGATGCAAATAGGAATTTGAACAATTATTTAGCTTCTAAAGATTCTATAGAGGTTTTAAGAAATGATAATGGAGAAAAATTAGTTCAAATAAGATCTTATGAATTGGATTTAAGTCAATTGAAAGATAACGAAAATAAATTAACAAAAAAATATAAAGATGCATTAGACTTAAATAAAGATTTACAAGATGTAAATTCTTTAATATCTGCAGATTTAGAAATAAAAGATAGTTTATTAGCAGACGCAAGTGTTACGCAAATTGATTCTACGTCAGCTGAAGTAACGTATGATTCTTTTAAAGATTATGGTAATGGTAATAGTAGAAGTTTATTCGGAACATCTACTTTAAAATATGACTTTGGTCAATTCAAGGTATTGGACAGTAAATTTGAATTAAAACAAACGTTAAGTTTATTTGCAGCAATAGAAAAAGGAGAAGACGGAGCAGATAGACTTAAGCTTGGAACAAGTTACCCAGGAATTGAGATAAATAATATAGAAAACATTAACCTCGTTAATACTAGATTAAACAGAAAAGCAAAGAAAAAGGCTGGATGGTCAATAGGTATTGGAGTTGGTTATGGTATAAACTTAAATAATAATCAAGTAATTAGTACTGGCCCTTCTATTGGTTTAGGAGTTTATTGGTCACCTAAATTTTTGAGATTTTAAAACAACATGGCACAATCATCAAGATATTATTACATAGATTCTGACGTAATGTTAGAGTTCATCTATCACGACCAAAGTGAAGCTGACAAATACAAAATAGAGGTCGACGACAATGGTAGTGAGGTAAAATTCTTAGACACTGTAGACGGAGACGAATTTAAGACTAGACATTTAATAAATGAATTAGGTAGTGCGGTCGTAAATTTCGAGGTTACATCTGTTAGTGGATATTTAGCTGTTGAAAACTTTGCAGCTAGAACGCTGTTATTGCAAAATGGTAAAACATATAAATTTGATTTAAGTGCTTTAGAAAATCCTAGTTTATTTATTATTAGTGGCGCTAATGGGATATTTAATTATTCTTCAACTACGCACATAGCATCATTTACACCTAATCAAAATGGTAATATAGAATATACATATGACGGTTTAATAGGCGGTAAAATAATAATAGACAATAGAGCTAACCCTTTGTTTGCTGATCCTGACGAAAACACTGGAAATGATATTAATCAAATAATAGGAAGATATCATGGTATATCCATAGACAGTGAGGACTCTACAAAACATGCATTATTAGGATATGATTCAACTGGTTATTATGAAATGTTTAATTACATTAATAACAACATAGAATGGAAAGGTGGAAATGAAGCTGATTTAATACAGTCTCAGTCTGATGCAACTGCCAATATAAATTATATAAAATATGATACTGTTAGATTACACTTAAGAAGTGGTTTTAGCTTTGCTGCTAGAAACTATGAAGGATTTTTGTTTGAAGTAACAACTGAAAGAACATCTGGTGTTAAAAATTATTTAACTCAATTGGTTTATTTGAATACTAGTAATTATGAATATTCAAATCCAAAGCCGTTTATGTTAGGTGAAAAACTATATACTAAATTTATAGATATAAAAGTACCTACTTTAATAGATCAGAATGCTGAATTTTTAGATAGATTTTATGGAGACGGTACTTCGGGTTCTAGCGATTTAAATCCAAGCTCTAATTATGGTATTAATTTTAAATTAATAGATAAACTAGAAGCTTCTGGAGGATATGATTATTTTTATACTGGCGAAGAAAATTCTTTTACTGTTTCTAGAGAAGATGAATTTCAAGATTTTACAGTAGCAATAGAAGATGCAGATGACGGCGATTATTTTAAAATATATGGAGAAAAAGATAATTCCATAGGAGCGTTTGAAGCATATGTATTAAATAGAATATCTACAACATCGGACGACATTGTTGTATTATATGACGTAGACATATATGAATTTATCAGAACTAGTGAAATTAAAACATTTTCTACAACATATACTCAATATGAGAGTTTTAATGATCCTATTGTGTTTAGACCTGTTATTATGAATAGTAGTATAGCCGCTAATTTTTCTATAGAAGTTACTATGAGAATCTATAATCAAACCGACAATACACAAATAGTAAAAAGAGCAAGTTTGACACTAGAGCAGGCCGGTAGGTATGGTAAAAAATTAAACAAACTTAAAATAGATTCTCCAAATCAATTAACAGAAGTTTACAATGTATTGCCACAATTAGCAGCTAATAAATTAATATCTGGTTTCATAACTGATAGTTTACCTAGATCTGTAAAATATGTACCTGCATTTATAGAAAGACATAATATAATAGCTTCAAAATCAACGGTATCTTTAATAGGAACTGGTGAAAACGAAGGAATAAAGGATGTGGAAGAAACTGAAACTGGTGAATTTAAAGGAGAGAATGAAACTGAAATTTTAGTTCCTAGAACAACATCTTATTACAAATTCGTTGTAGCAAAAAAGAAATCTGATGATTTTGAATATCTATCATTTGATAATGCTGAAAGAATGGTAATGGTATTTAATGATGGAAAGACTAATTTAAAGTTTAACAATATCTATAATAAAGATATAGATATGGGATCTGGTGAAATTTTATTTAAAATAACAGAATCAAATGCTATTAAAATAAGTGGAATGAATACCAACAAGTTTTATATAAACTTATATAATGGACAGGAAGAAACCATGGTGATATCTGGTAAATTTAAAATAATATAAGATGATATTAAATAGTAGAAATAATTCTTTTGATTTCAGATTTCCTAGAAAATTTATCCCCGAGGAAGTAGCTAATAAATATAAAAAGTATTTAAATAAAGTACCAGGTGGTCTTTTAGCCGAACCTGTTGATTTTGTAAATATGTCTATCCAGGGTATTAATATTCCTGGAATATCTTTTGATCCAATATCACAAGAAGATAACGACGGTACCACACGATATCACAGAGGTGCAATACCTATTCAAAATACAATTCAAAGAGAGTTTACAGTAACCATGCAATTGTTAGATGGTTTCATAAACTATTGGATTATGATGGACACTCTTTTATATTATTATGCTAGAAGTACAAAAAGAGCATATACTGATCCATTAACTTTAAGAATACTAGATGCTGAAGGTGCTTCGGTTGCATTTATGGAATTTGATAAACCAATCATGAATTCTATTAATGAATTAAGTTTAAATTTTGCAGAAAATGTTGCAGATTTTAGTACGTTTGATGTTACCTTTTTTTACAACAAATTAAATCTAAAGTTAGAAATAGAATAATATATAGAATATGAAACATGTAAAACTATTTAAACAATATGTTAATGAGAAAATAGAATACTCATCTTCTACCGTTAACGGCAAAAAGATAGAATCTTCATGGTCAGGAAGTGCAAATTCTCTTAAAGATTTTATTAAACTAATAAAAGAAATACCTGAAACTTTAAAATCTATTAGAGTTCAAACAGGAACTAGTACTTTTAATCCAGAATCAACAGATATAGATGGACCATTTAATTCTTCTAAGATAAATAAAATAATTAAATTGGTTAAAGATACAGATAAAGCATTCGGCAAACAAGACGAAAATATACACACGTACTTGTTATCGTCTTATTACGGATCCGGTGGTAAAAATCACAACTCTGATCCTGCATATATTTCATATAGAACTGAACGTAGCGACAAATTTGGAAAAGCAATGTCTTCAGGAAAACACGGATCATTAGACTAATAAAATATAAAAATATAAACAATATCATGGCAGAACAAAAAACATACACATTTTGGGGATCTAATCCAGAAAAAGGAGATCGTTTCGATAAAGCAGAGGACTGGATAGCAGCTGTATTTGAAACTGAAGAAGAAGCAAATGCTTTTGCATCTTCTGAAGGTAAAGGTTATGAATTTACAGGTATAAGTAATTACGACATCAAATCAGGTATACGCGTAGCTAGCGGCTTTCACAGTGGTAGAATATTTTGCGAGAATATGTCTGAAAACAAAGCTAAGAAGGAATTACAGAATTTAAACACTAGATGTTCAGCTTATTTTAAAAAACCTATAAAGGGTGGAAGCTATGTTAAATTCGATAAAGACGGATTCGTTGAAGGTGAAGGATATGAGTTTTACTCAAATGCAGATAATGAAATCCAAGAGTCTAAAAAATCATTAAAACACTTACTGTTATTTGAACAATTTATTAGTAAGGATTAAGGATTTATCAAATCATAATAAAGAAAGATATATATAATATGAAAACATTTAAAACATATTTAGTAGAAAACGAAATAACTGATCACGATATTCAGATTATTACAGAAGGTCTACAAGAAGAATGGACTCCGGCATTAGAAGCTAAGGTAGAATCTGCGTTAGAAGAATTCGTTGCAGAATATAAGAATGAAGATGGTACTTATGATTTGGACAGACTTAATGAAGAGATGACAAATGAAGGTCTTTTAGGATCTATTATTGGCGGTCTTACAGGTTTTGCTCTAGGAAAATCAGTTGGTAAACTAATTGCCAAGGTTTTAGGTATTCAAAAGGGTATATTTTATGATTTATTAACCTCAAGATTAGTAGGTGCCGCATTAGGTGCTGCTCTTGGTAAAAGATTCTAATTTGAATTACGTATCAGTAGATTTTTCATTAAACTCACCGGGTATTTGTATTTTAAATACAGAATCCAACACACACCATTATATAAGTTATATTAAACCAGGTTTGGGTACTAAAAAAGAACAAAAGCTTCAAGAAGATATTAGCTTGTTAGAAGATGTTACTTTAATTTATCAAGAAGATTGGAAAACTAAATTTGGAGATTATTCAAAAAATGAGTTTGCTAAAATCAAAAGATATATTCAAACAGCAGATGATATTATTAATTTAATTGTAAACATAACACATTCTAAACAAGATTATATTATTGCATTCGAAGGAACTTCTTATGGTTCTAAAATGGGTACAAACAATATAATTGATATGGCTGCAGGTGCCGCAATCCTTAAAGAACAAATGATATCTCAACTTCATGTTGAAGACATGTTAACTGTAGCTCCTACTACTATTAAGAAATTTGCTGGTAAAGGTAATATGAATAAACTTCAATTGTTTGATGCTTATCAACAAAATGTGAACGATGACCCAATCTTAGCTCAAAGTCCTTTGCATAAATTAATTAAAAATCTTGAAATTGGGAAAAAGATCCCGAAGCCTTTAGACGACTTGGTAGATGCATATTTCTTAGTTGCATTCGTTGCCAACCCCACAACCTAATCTTTCCTCTGACTTAACTAACATTTATTATATGCTAGTTGTGAGAAACTGTTTCATAATTTAATAATTTATTTTTAATAAGTCTCTCCATGAAACAAAATGAGACTAAGATATATAATAGGTATAATAACAAAAGTATTAATTACATGTTGATTACTGTAGATTACCTTCGTCTAGTAGACATCCTAAAAAAAATGGTGATAGCGAACCAGCTTACTGAAAAGGAAGCATCAGAGTTACTTCACAAATCAGGACTGACTAAGTTAAAGGATAATAGATGGAAGGAACCGTCTGGAGCAATCTTAACTATTAATTGAAACTATTAATTATTATACAATATAAGGAAACGAAAGAACATTAAAGTAATTTCAAGGTAAACAATTTTAACAAACTAAACAATTTAAAGGAAATCATGAGCGAATCATTTGACATTTTTAACTTGGGCGTAGAAGACGTAGAAACGCATGCGGCCAAACAAACAACAGTAAACGAGATTTACAAACCAACAGCAGACGATGGTAAAGACGGAACTTACAAAGCACTAATACGTTTTGTACCTAATCCGGAAAACCCTCGTAATTCACTAATCCAAAAATACGTACACTGGTTAACTAACTCTTCAGGAGATGGTAAATTAGTAGACAGCCCATCAACAATCGGAGAGAAATGTCCTATTGCAGATGTATTTTGGAAATTAAGAAAGTCTGACTCAGCAGTTGACCGTAAGTCATCTGAAAAACTGAAAAGACGCCAACAATATTATGCACTTATCAAAATCGTAAAGGATCCACAAAATCCAGATTTAGAAGGAACATATAAAATATTTAAATTTGGTTACAAGATCAAAGAAAAGATCGACGCTGAATTGAAACCAGACTTTGGTGAACCAACACAAGTATTTGACTTGTTTGAAGGTAAGAACTTCGAATTGATCATTACTCGTCAAGGTGAATATAACAACTACGACAAATCTAAATTCTCAGCTAGTACTTCACCAATTGATATGGCAGGAACGTTAGCAGAAAGAGATAAAGAGACTATGGAAACAATAAAAGCTGAGCTTGAAGCAGCACCTTCATTGAAAGGATATGACTATCAAGCATGGGATGAAGATACTAGAACATTTGTTAATGATGTACTAAGAATGTATTTAAACCCAGGTGAATCTATTTCTCATATGACATCTGTCCCAAAGGCAGCACCTAAAGTAGCACAAACTGTGCCGGCAACGGAATCAGCAGTTAATGAAACTACTACTTCAAATAGCGAATCAACAGCAGTTAAGTCTGAAGATGATCTTGATTCTTTTTTGAATGACCTCGACATCTAATATAAACTTAACAGAAGAGCTAAAGGACAAGATTAGATACTCGTTAAAACAAGTATGTTTACAACATCATTCTACTCCTAATAAGCAATCACTAAAGGACATGCATGGGCGAATAACCCTAGCATGTCCTTATTGTGGTGATTCCACTAGAGACGATACCAAGAAAAGAGGTAATATATTCTGGGACACATTACAATATCACTGCTATAATTGTTCACACCATACAAATCTACACACGTTCCTAAAAGATCATGATGTAAAAATGAATAACACTGATGATACTTTCACTGTTATAGATTACATTAAACAAAATAAAATTCAAGTAAATCCAGAATCTGTACTCAAACATGAAGCATTGAGCAAGGTACAGGAATTAGCAATTGATCTGGAAACATTTAAATCAAAATTCAAAGCAAAGGTAATTGAACCTGGAGATTGGATATGGTTTCAACTTAAAGATAGATTACTACACAATAGATTAGATGAATTTTTATATTCTGAAAAAGAACATAGGTTATGGATTCTTAATTTTGGAGCTGAAAATAAAATTATAGGAGCACAGACACGTAGAATGAAAGGATATGGACAAAGATATCTAACATATGATTTACCAAAATTACACGAAGAAATGGGAAAACCATTAGATATGACTAATGAAGAGCTTTCGGCATTAACAAAAGTATCTACTCTTTTTGGTATAATGCAAGTTAATTTTCAAAGAGATCTTACTATTTTTGAAGGTCCTCTTGATGCAAAGTTTATGCAGAATTCATTAGCGCTTGCAACTGCGGGTAGATCTACTGATGATTTTGATGAAATACCCACTGTGAGATATATGTTTGACAATGATGCAACTGGTAAAAAGAAAATGGCAGAAAAACTAAGAAGAGGTAGATCAGTATTCATGTGGTCTAAATTTCTTAAAGAAAATAAACTAGATAAATATAATATCAAAGATCTTAATGACCTGATATTGAAATGCTATGAGTTAAAGATAGATGCTCATAAAAAAATTAACGATTATTTCACTTCAAGTCAATTAGATTTATGGTACGTATAGACGATATTAACATTATGGTAGAAGATAACTTAGATGATTTCTATAAAGACGGCTCACGTTTTAAAAGAATGAAATTATTAATTGATTTCAAACCATTAGACACGTCTATAGAATCACCAGACATAACGTTCTCAAAACCTAAATTTAAAAAAGGACAAAAAATATCAAAATTTATCAAAAACAATAACAACAAAAAATCATTATTCTAAATGAGCGCAAAAGAAAATATATTAGCACTAGATCAAAAACTAAGTGCACAAAGAAACGAATGGTCTAATAATATAAAAGCACTTGCTCAAAATCTTAGAAAATTAAATGGACTGGAAGTGGTTATAGCAGATGTATTATCTTCAAGACAAACATTAGTCGACCAAATGGCATATTTGAACATGAAGGTTAAAGAACAAAAAACTAAAGTCGCTAGTAGATATAGAACCGCATACATTAAATATTATGAATACGATTACAAGTTGGGAGAAAAACAAAAAGAAAGATTTATTGAAACTGATTTAGCAGATGACAATATGATTCTTTCTCATTTAGAAAATCAAATAGAATTTCTAAGAGAATCGGTAAAAACCCTAGATAATATGGGATTTGCCATCCGAAACAGACTGGCATTAAAGGATCTGTAAGGTAAATAAAAATGCTCTAAAACATGGAGCTTAGTTTGACAGAAAATAAACAGTTGTTGCGTATTGACAAAGCAACTGAAATGGAATTAGAACAGCTAAATATTTCTTTGAACAGAAGAATTGAATCTTGGCGATTTAATCCATTAGTGAAGAAGGGATTATGGGACGGCTATATTTCATATATAAAAGATGATAAATGGATTCCTGCTGGTTTGTGGAGAGAAGTCATGAGCGTATGTAAAACATATGGATATGAACTGACACTAAACAATATTACAGAACTCTTTGACAGAAACATTAATCAAGAAACATTCACAAAATGGGCTTTAGACTTTTTCGAAAAGTCAGAGATAACGCCCAGGGATTATCAAATTGAAGCAGCATTTAATATTCTTAAATTTAAAAAATGTTTAAGTGAATTAGCAACTTCGGCAGGTAAAACACTTATTTCTTTTTTAACAGTAGCATATTTATTAGAAAATCAAAAAGCACAAAAAATTCTATTTATTGTGCCTAATGTTTCATTAGTTGTACAAGCAAGTGAAGATTTTTTAGACTATAATTATAGAAACCAAATAGACATCAAGGTACAACAGATATACTCCGGTCAAAAAATAAGAGCGGGTAGAAATGTTGTTATAGGTACGTATCAATCACTTGTTAAAAAGAAAAAAGAATATTTTGAACAATTCGACGCAGTCATTATTGATGAAACACATAAAGCAAAATCACATTCAATCAAAACCATTTTACAAAAATGCACTAATGCCTCTTATCGTTATGGCTTATCAGGAACAATTCCAAAGGAAGGCTCTCTTGACCGCCTCACGTTAATGGCATACACTGGGCCATTAATTACCGAGATAAGTGCTAATTACTTACAGAACGAAGGTCACATTGCTGGATGTAAAGTAAAAATAATCAAAATGGATTATGCGCCTCAGTCCGCTAAAGATGCGTTCAGAGAAATGTCACAGAATAGATATGAAAGCAAAGACGTCTTTAAATTTGAACAAAACTACGTGATCAATTCAATAGGTCGTCTTAATTTTATCACAAACATAATATCTAGGGTTAAAGGTAATGGTCTAGTATTATTTCATCGCATAGAACATGGTAAAAAAATATATGCCAAACTTAGACAAGAAAATAACAAAACAGTATATTACGTAGACGGTAATACAGATAAAGATATTAGGGAAGAATATAAGAAAAAGATGGAAGCAGGTGAGGAAGTTGTTATAGTTGCATCGTATGGTACGTTCTCTACGGGTATCTCTATTAAAAAAATACATAACATATTTTTTACAGAGTCGTTTAAATCCGAAGTAATAATTAGACAATCAATTGGTCGTGGACTTAGACAACACAGCTCAAAAGATTCAGTAAATATCATAGATTTCGTAGATGATTTATCATCACCAGATTGGGATAATTACTTGATCAGACATTCAAAGGCAAGGATAAAAATATACAAGGAACAGAAGTTTGAATACAACATTAAAAATGTTGAATTTGAAGGAGATATATAATAATATAGTAATAAAAAATAAATTTAACCAAAATGGCAAAATTACAATCTTTTAGTGACTTTTCTACTCTTAGGAATACTAAAACACAAATTAAACTACAAGAAGAAATAGACGCAAAAAGAAATTCTGCGGCCGATGCATTCAAATCAATGTTATCTGATTTTGATGTTACTTCTATAAAAGATTTAACTGAAGATCAAAGAATAGAATTTTTTACAAAATTAAAAGGCTCTGGAGTTAATGAATCGGTTTCATTAATTGAAGAAGGTACTAGAGGTCAAGTAGGTAAAATAGATAAAAAAGGAAATATAGAATCGGTCTATATACATTATGATTCTTACCCTGAAAACATTTTACCACTCCTTAGAAGGGGATATAAAGGTGGTAAAAACATAGATAAAATAATTAAAGGAGGGGCATCTTCTGGACTAGAATCTTCACCTGCTGATATGAACTTCTATAAAGACGGCACTAGAAATACTAAAGGCTCTATTTCAAATATTTCAAAATATTTAAAAGACGTTGCTAATGATGGCGGCGCAGAGTTTGCATATTTATGGGATGAAGCTAACAAAGAGTGGTTAATGGCAGATATTTACGGTAAAGGTTATGACCAAGTATATCCAGCATTTGAAGCACTATTAGTAATGGAAGCTATTTCGGTACAATATAAAAGAGACGCTAAAAAAGTACACACTGTATACAAAAACATATTTGGTAAAAAATTAACAGATTTTGGTGCAATGGACAAAGTAGGCATGTTAGGTTGTATCAAATATCTTTTTGAAGAAGCAATGACGGATGCTAATTTTCATAGAGAAGTAGTTATTTCTAAAAACATCAAAGGTAGAATTGGTCCATTTGAATTAAAAGCACCTGGACTTGGTAATCATTTCCTAAAAATAGGAGCTACGACAACTAAAAGAATATTAGACAAATATTATTCAGATCTTGCAAATGCTTCCGGATGGTCAGGTATTGGCATCGTTGAAGGTACTGCTTTATACTTAGAAAGTATTAGAGAAGAAGCAATGGGACAGGCATTATTAAATGCGTTTAATATGTTCGAATCTAAAAACAATGACAATGTTGGAGATTTACTTACTGAAGCTAAAAACGATGGTAACCTAGATACTATTGCTGATTACGTACAACAAGTATTAGATGATGGTAAATCATTTATGGATATTGGTAAAAAACTTAAAGGTGCATACAAGTATGATTTTAGTACTGGTATGATGCCAATGTATATTATCCCAGTATCTGGAAATAATATTGTTATTATTAACAAAAAATACGTTGAAAACGGACAAGCAGATAGAGTCGTTGGAGATATCGCTATTGGTTTAATGGAATCTTTAGGTCTTACTGAATCACACCCAAAATGTTCAAATAAAAAAGGACATGCATACAAAGAAATTGACAAAGACGGAACTGTAGAATGTGAATATTGTGGTTTAAGAAATTCATTATCTGAATCAGTAGTTACTGAAGCAGAAGTTAATTCTGACGAAGAATTTAAAGAATACGCATTCACGGTTTTAAAGAAAGCATTCGGAGAAGAATTTGATGAAGAAAAGGCACAAGAAGTAGTAGACGGATTAATTGCCAAAAATGATGGAGACTATGGAGCAATGGTAGGTGCATTAACATCCTCGCTAGGATAAAAACAATTAATAAACTTCTCATGAAGATATACACTAATTTTACACATTTTTTAAATGAATACTTTCAAGTAAATAATCAACACGATTTGATTATGGAAGGTGGAGCGGCAGGGCACATGAAACATCCATTTGATGATAAATCACTGACCTTTGGTGATTTTAAAAATTTAATAGAAGCTGGACTATCTGGTGAATTAAACTTTGAGGAAGAACCTACTGAAAAAACAGATGGCCAAAACTTATTTGTTACTGTAAAAAATGGTCAAGCAATGTTTGCCAGAAACAAAGGACAAATGAAAAACCCATTAGATCTCAATGGTATCATTTCAATGTTCACTGGTCACGC